ATACAACCTTTACAATAGTTTTTTTTAAAAAGTTTTTGATATTTATAATAAAACTTAAATAAAGACTAATGGCTGAAATTATTCTATCTCCCGGTGTACTAGCTAATGAAAATGATCAATCCCAAATTAGATCACTCCCTGTAGTAGCTGGTGCCGCTATTATAGGCCCTACAGTAAAAGGTAAACCCAATATCCCTAGATTAGTTACTACGTTTAGTGAATTCCAGGCGGAATTTGGTACTACATTTGTTAGTGGCTCAACCGAAGAATTTTCATTTTTAACTTCTATTTCAGCTAATAACTATTTCCAACAGGGAGGTACTTCCCTATTAGTAACAAGAGTAGCTACTGGTTCATTTGCCCCTGCAACTAGTTCGTTAATACCTACGGGTAGTGCAATAGGTCCATCTCCTGATACTTCTCCATTTGTTTTAGAAACATTATCGGAGGGCGAAATTTTAAATAGCACCGGAACCCCTGGAACTAATGGTATATTACCTCTTGGTACTTCAGATAATTTAAGATGGGAGATTACTCAACCCTCTACTGATTTAGGGGTATTTACATTACTTATTAGAAGAGGAGACGATACAACCAATAGTAAAACTATTCTTGAAACATTTACAAATTTGTCACTTGATCCTAAACAATCTAACTACATAGAAAGGGTAGTAGGAAACCAAGTACAAAATTTAGTAGGATCTGGACAGGCTGACGTATATGTAAGAACTACAGGTTCATATGCTAACGCCTCAAGATTTGTGAGAGTTAAGCAAGTTAATTTTCCTACTCCTAATTATTTTGATAATAATGGCTCAGCTAAAGCTCAATTTACATCTTCTATTCCCGCAGCTTCTAGTGGTACTTTTGGGGGTGCTACGGGTAAAGTATTTGATGGAGCTAATACATTATACCAAAACATAGGAACAAGAACACAAGGATTAACAGAGGGTAATTACACAGATGCTATTAATTTATTATCAAATAAAGATGAATATCAGTTCAATGTTATATCCACCCCCGGTTTAAATAATGCCGATCATGGCACACCAGTAGGTAATCTTATTGAAATGGTGGAGAATAGAGGTGATGCAATAGCAATAGTAGATTTAGTAAGATATGGCTCTACTATTACTACCGTTACTTCAGAAGCTGGAGAAAGAGATTCATCTTTTGCAGCGGCTTATTGGCCCTGGTTACAAGTAGCAGAACCTAATAATGGACAAATTGTATGGGTCCCAGCTTCAACTTTAATACCTGGTGTATATGCTAATACAGATGCAACCGCTGAAACATGGTTTGCACCAGCAGGATTTAATAGAGGGGGATTATTAGGAGTAGTACAAGCAGAAAGAAAATTATCACAATCTCAAAGAGATACTTTGTATGTGGGTAAAGTTAACCCAATTGCAACATTCCCAGGTAGAGGAGTAGTGGTATTTGGACAGAAAACATTACAACAACAACAAACAGCTTTAGATAGAGTAAATGTAAGAAGATTATTAATTAGCTTAAAATCCTTCATTTCACAAGTTTCTGATAATTTAGTATTTGAACAAAATACAGCTGCTACTAGAAATAATTTCTTAGCACAAGTGAATCCATTTTTGGAAAGTGTGCAACAAAGACAGGGATTATTTGCATTTAAAGTAGTAATGGATGATACCAACAACACACCAGATGTTATTGATAGGAACCAATTAGTTGGACAGATTTTCCTACAACCTACTAGAACAGCTGAATTCATATTACTAGACTTCAATATCTTACCAACGGGTGCAACATTCCCATCTTAAAAAATTTAAATTTAGAATATTTATAATAAAATAGAAACATGCCAGTATTAGATCCTAACGAAATATTTTTTACCGCATTTGAACCTAAACAAAAGAATAGGTTCATAATGTTTATAGATGGGTTTCCGGCTTATCAAATTAAGGGAGTAAGTGCAATAAGTGTCACTCAGGGTTCAGTTGCTTTAAATCATATCAACGTTCAA